TAGACACGCCGTCTGGGTCTGTTATTGTTTGGCTATTTATAGCTGCGCCCACATATCTACCAACAAATCTCAAATTTTGTAGTATTTGCGATAAAGCAGATGTGCTTATTTGTAAATCTGCGGTTAATGCACCATCACTAACTGTAACTGTGAACACATGATTACCAGCTGTAATATTTCCGTAAATTCTTGCTGTGCCATCTCCATTGTCCTCTAATGTTGCCCAGCCTGGTAAGTTATTAGATGTAATAGTTAAGGAGTCTTGGTCCACATCTGTGGCTTCCACTGTAAAATCCCATAGATTACCAGGCGTTACATTAGGAACTGTGCTTGGGTCTGTAACCCAAACAGGCCCATCATTTACAGATGAAACAACAATATCTACTGTGGCTATATTACTAGTTAATAGCGAATTAGACGCTGTATAAGTAAACGAACCACCTGAGCCATTAAAATTAGCACTGGGGGTAAAAGTTACAATTCCCGTCGTTTCGTTAACTAATAAATTACCATTCGAGGAATTATCGCTTACAAGCGCAAATGTATGCGTTTGCACAGGTGTATTAGTATCTACAACAAAGTTATTTAAATCAATAGTGGTGCAAGGATTGCAATCTTCAAGAACCGTTAGTGTTGTATTTGAAGCTATAGGTGCAGTAAACTCTGCGTAACATTGGTCGTTAACAAAATATTCTAATTGGAATGTATTTTGTGCCTCACCTGAAACTGTAGCTCTTCCAATACCTTGCATTGAAAATTCTTTTGAATCCAGGTTGTTATCTGAGTTGGTTGTAAACGAAGTGGCTTCTCCTTTTATATAATTAAAATATTTGCCCTCTTTGTCTAAAAATTCTTTTATAGAGCCATCTTGAAGATTTGTAAACATAAAACTATTGTACCAACCTCTTGTGGGTATCTCAGTTAACGGCTGATAATTATTTGCTTGTACTTCTGCAATATTAAATTTATATGAAGAATCTTGCCCAACCACTGTATATAAATAACCACGAGACTCACTACCAGAGTAGTTTAGTGTTTTAAATCTTTTTACAGTCGCGGGAGCGTCGTTAAATATAAATCTTATTGCGCTATCATATTGTACTCCGTAAAAGTTATTACGATCGGTGGTTTCAGAGCCATGCTCCCAAATTTCACCCTTTTTAAATGAGTAGTATTTGTTATTTAATGATAATCCAGTTTCAGGTATAAAGTCTTTACGGGATGTCCAACCTTGCACATCTTCTTTAAATGCAATAGTTGTCCCCTCTTCTAACCCGTTTGGATATACTGATGTATCATTTAACTTTAATGTTGTTTGCCATTCTGGCGTAAGTTTATCTAATGTTAAATAATAAACATCTTTGTCATCATCATAGCTACCTATTAACTTTGTAGCGGAGTGTAGATTATTTGAAAAGAAGTCACGCATATTTGCGGCAGAGATTTCTGTTAATCCTTGCCCACCGCCTAAACCGCCAGCTAACCTTAATACAACACCTCTGTTTTTATCAGTAAAATACGCTCTATTCCCATACGCTGCAAAACTTTCAGGGTTTTGACTTATACCATACTCGCCCGCATAAGGTAATGCTTGGCCCAGAACAGCTTTATTCGATGTTATATTAGTACTACCATCCGCATTAAATAAAGCGTCCTTATTTGCAAGAATTTGAAGACACTTATCTTCACATAATGTAATCAAATTAGTATCTCTTGCGAACAGCTTTTGTATACTTGTAAATGCAGGATTTAAATCTTTTGTAATAGCTTCAGCTTGTATAAACTGATTTAATCTATTTACACCACTGGTTGAATTAAATATACCAGAGAATATTAATCCTGTAGCCTTTGACTCTTCACCGTAAGATTCGTCTAATACTGTTGACACCACAGGGTTTTTATCTATAATAGGCTGGTTAAAATCGTCACGTATTCTATTTGATTCTACACCCTGTCCAAAAGAGTAACAGTTAAACCATGATAACTTTTTAATAGTATTACCGTGGTTTGCTATTGGTTTGCCAGCGTCTTCTATTGCGTATACATCACTTGCCGCATAATATAAATCCATATCAACAGCTTCTTTTGGATATGTTTCAAATATAGCTGGATCTGAGGAGGAATATGTATCTCCACCCGTCATGTACAATTTTAAAAACTCTACACCCGCCAAAGTTGTTTCGTCTGCTCCATTTGGATAAGGGGTATATGCAATAGGCTTATCAACGATTATATTAAAACGAACAACACGTCTAGACCCATATTTACCAGAGCCATGTCTACCTGTTCTTCTGTTGGCCACACAATAAGCTGACCTGTATGTTTTCTTTATAGTATATGTGTTTGCTGGGTTTTCTTTATTAGGATCATCTGTAAATCTAAATTGAGAACCAGCTGTATCTAATTGTTTTGCAAAGCCAATACTATCTGCTCTATCAGGGTCATTACTTGGCCACCCCCACCAAACGTGTAGCTTTTCGTAAAAAGCCTTCTTGTTTTCCCATGGGTTACCAAATCCGTGAAAAGATATACTAAGTTTTCTTTGCCCGACTTCAACACCTAAACCTGTTCTAGGAAAATTAGATGGGTTGCCTGATTGATATTTTATATCGCTACCAGCTCTTTTCCTTACATCTAGCGGGTTTACTTTATCCCAAAACCATTTTTTACTTAACCTAGGTGAATCCTCTTTCCACCAAGAAGTTTTTGCTTGTTTATTTATATAAGCTACATCTTTTGCATATTCAACAAACAATTGCCCGTCTTCTTGCCCTTTTAATATATTTTGTTCTAATACAGCGTCTTTATATACTTTAACAAAAAATCTACCATCAAACTCTGGTTTTCTTTTATATTCAACCTGGTACATACTTATAGTGAAGGTATCAGATGATCTATTAGAATATTCATATGGTTCCCCGTTTGTAGTGAAAGCCACAGATACATTCATTGGCGCTTTAAGTTGCACCCTATATATCGAGTTTTGTTTTTGTATACTTGTTATTTCAAACTTGTCACTTATATTAGCTCCCCCTGATATTTGCATAAACAAATCAGGCTTGCCTATAACATTTTGGCCGTCTTCTCCAAATAAATTTTCAAAGCTTTCTTCTGTAAGTTCAACAAAACCCCTGTCTCTTAAAGGAAAGCCTGATGCTGTAAAATCAGTTGAACCAGATCCTTTTAATGTATATGATTCTCTAATAGAATCGGGGGCTTCATTTGATATTGCCAGTATTTTGTATCTAGCTGGGTCAGGAATAAATGTTGGGTCATCATGCTGCTTTTTTAATTCCAGAAAAGTTTCTTCGTCAACTTTATTTCTATCAGCAGAAGGAAACGACAACCAAACACTTCCATCTTCTGGCAAATAAAATCTATCTAAAGCTAAATTATAATACTCATTTGCTGTTTCTTTAATGTAATATTTATAATGTGTAGCCCAGTTAGGCGGATTATTTGTTAAGTTGACATTTATAGTATTGTATAAATTGGCAAATTCTTTTGCTAGTGATCTACCGCCGGAATCGTTTGTAAATACTGGTGTTTGTCTTCCGAATTCATCCATATAAACAACACCCATTTGATATGTTCTTGCTGTTTTTAATGACTCAATAGGTGTGCCCGCTATGGGGTCACTACTTAAATTTTCACCCGAATTTGGGTCTATGTCTTCATTCTTAGTTGGATCATGCACAATTGAAAAATCAAACGTAGGTATAACTTCGTCACCAGCGTAGTCAACCATGTTAAAGTTCTGCGTGTAATTAGCAAATATTAACCTGTTAGCTGTAATTTCCTGTGCTAAAGCTTTCCTAGGTACGTTATCGTAAGGCCTTAATATTTGGTTAGAAGGTAGTAATGAAGATATTAATTCTGTTTCTATTTTAATTCTACCTGTTGCGGAACCAGTTGGATTTCCATACGTGTTGTCGTTCCATTGATCACTATCTCTTTCAATAGTATCAACTCTGTATACGTTTGTTGATGCAGTATCTTTATATAATATATCTACCGCTACAACATCAGGCGGTATGTCTGGCGGCACAAAATCTCTAACTTCTAATACTCTCACATTATTGGTCATTGCTAAGTTGTAACCATCTTCTCCGTTGTATTCAAATTCTTCACCTGGTATAAAAGCTATATCTGTAAAGGGTGAAAACACAGAAAACTGGTTATCATCATATTTATACCTTGTAGCAAATCTAGGAAACTTAAATTCAAATAGCGGGTCATCAAGCTCTAATTCAACTTCCCACCCCTGTATGCCTGTGGGTATTTCAGAGCCTGCAGTCTGCAATTCACAACTTGCAGAATATTCACTAAATACTTCTAATACTTTTAGTCTAACTTGAAAATCTCTATCGTACTCATCGTCAGGATCTTGTATTGTCAGCAATAGAAAATCACCAGCAAAATAATTAACAGGATTAGTCCAACTATATGTGTCAACTGTACCAAAATCTTCAATTATGATTTCTGTAGGGTCAACTAAAGGATCTGTAGTATCTAACGTAGCAAACTGAGCAGATGTTGTTGTGTTAACCTCGCCATCTCTAACGGTTGTTTTCTTGTAGATTGTTGGTGCTAATAAAGGGGATTTTTTAATAACAGTAACGTCTTGAAGTATGAAGTTACGCCCAAATACTTGTGTGTGTGTTGCAAAGTCAACTGTGCCTTCTCTAAATTTACTTATTTCAATTTTCTTTGGCTCCGAATTATTATCTGTAAAAAACAAAAACCCATCACTATCAGGCTCGCTACCTATTATGTTAGCTCCTGTGATTAGTTTATTTTTTTTAAACTTCAATACGCCAACCCTGGGGTCATTGACATCTTTAATATCAACCAATACTGGATATAAGGTATCATTAGTCTGATCGTATTGAACAATAGCGTCAACTGTAGCCGAAGTTATAAACCAATATATTCTTTCTTTTGCGGGGTCTTTAATTGAGCCTATAGCAACCGCATCATCAGGGATATACTTAGAGCCGTCAGGGGTGTAGGTACTCCATGTTTGGTGCAACTGAGTTAAAGGGTCGAATAATCTATTTATTCTTTTTTTGTTTCCTAAAAGTGTTTGAAGTGTACCAACATCTGATCCATCAGAAGTAGCAACCTCTAAATTTAACGCGTCCCTATACTCGCCATTTGGAACTAATCGTTCATCAAGGTCTTTGTTCATTTTGCCCTTGATGAAGTTTCTTATTAATTCTGGCATATTTTAGTGTTTTATTTGCTTAGACTTGCCTCTCATTATTTGAGTTAGCTCTTCTATTTTTATATTAGATAATCTTAATTTAGCGTTTCTTTTTTCAGCTCTTAATTCTTTTTTATATCGCTGTACCATATATTCTGGTATTTGCGGCCTGGTAGATAAAACAGCGTAAGCTATATATTTATACATTGCTTCTTCTGCTAATTTATGTATTTTCATGTCCTCATCATACGCGAGTCCATCAGATAAATATTTTAGTGTTACTATTTTACCGACTATATTAGAGCTAAAATGAATTATGCCAGCTACAGGGTCTATAAAGAACACTCCATTAGCATTTGTGTATTGAGGGTCTAAACCATAGCGTCTGCCTATATAATGTTCAGCAAGTAAATCGCTATTATTTACATTCTCATTTATATTTGTTGTATGGTTACCTTTAAACTTTTTCCATGTCTCCGATGGCTTAGGTTTAACTATTTCCCTGTTCTGCTCATCAAACACATACTCATATTCATTATCTTGCAGGTAAGGTATTGGGTCGCTTGTTTTTATTGCGGGATATAATATTCTTTCTATACCGCTATTGTCAAGCCATGAAATTTTTATATAGTTCACATAATCCTGAGGCAATATAAAATTCAACAAAGGCCCTACTTCAATTTCAACAGACCTGTTTGATGGTAGCACATCAAAATTAAATTCCTGTAAACCTCGCTGAGCATGAAAAGCAATATCAGTTCTTTTTACTTTTGATATAATTTTACCCTCGCCAACGTAAGCTATTATGAAATTATTTATAATATCTTTTATAGACACAAATTGATAATCGCCATACGTTTCATCATAGCTATTCCATCTCCCGTCTGGTCCAAGGTAATATTGCTCGTTATTTTTATTTATTAACCCCATTTATTAAGCTTTTTCTTGTTGTGTATTTTTTGCCTCTTCTTGGGCAGCGACTTGGTAAACATCCATTGACCTTGTGCTAACTCCAGCTAATTCTAATATTTTAATTACAAGCTCCGTTTCTTCAGATGGATGTAATTCAAAATTAACAGCGTGGCTAGAGTCGTATAACGCCTCCCCATATACTATTTGATATGCCCATTCAACTTTAGCGGGCTTTCTAATATAACTGGCTTTAACGTCGGCAGTTATTTCTGCGTCACCATAAACTTTTAGCCCTCTATCATCTGCCACATAAATTGGGCGTGTATTTTTAGGTTTTGTTAAAGGTGAAGAATTAATATACAAATAATCTTTTGCATTTATTCTTTCAGCTTCTATATCCTCTGTTATTGTTTGTCTATAAACTTGAGGGTCAGCAACTGGAAAGTTTGCAATTTGGGTTGGAGATGGCAAAAGATCTCTTGTGGTTGTATTTGTATATACTATTGTACCTAATCGATAAAGGTCTGTAGGTAATTCAAACGTACCATTAGAACTGAATAGGTAATTTAAAGTTGCGCTAGTTTGGAATAACGCGATCTTTTCATTAAGTATTTTAAGCATATCAGAATATGCCGTGTTATTTCCAGGCATACGTCCAAACTGATTTATGTCATAAAAATATTGTTCGAACAAATCTAACTGAGCTTGATTTGCAAACAAATTAAATTCCTGAGGCGTAACATACCCTCGTTGTTCTTTATTGAGTATACTTAAAACTCTTTGATAAACAGTATCTATACTTACGCTCATATTTTTTTTTATTATAGTAATTAAGCCGCATATAGCGGCCTAACCACTATTGCTAACTATTTTAGCTTTTTTTGAATTGCTTTATATACTTCAACTCCTTCGTCTGTTTTAAAGAACGCCGCTAATGCAGAATAAGGGTTTTCGTCAAATGGGACTGTCATTAATTTTCTATCGCCATCACCATATGTAAATGTTCTTTGGTCTTGTGATAATTTAATTAATCCCGCTTCAGTTGCTTTAATACCGAAGTTTCTAAGCTGTACATTATCATCATTAGCTAATTCAATAACTAATTGAGGATTTCTTTTAGCCATAATGAGTATATCTCTTTTCAGCTCCTTAGATGTTCTTGTATTAATTTCGCTTCCGTATTCAACTCTAAGTATTGCTTCAACTTGTTCAATGTCTAATGTCTTAGCCAAGTTTAAAGCTTCAATTTCTAATTCAATCCAATCAGTTTCATATTCAGCAGTCATTACCGCATCATACTCTTCATAAGCTTTATCTTTTAATGGATGATATAATGAAAGTAATTTCTGTAGGTTTTGCTGTTCTTTTGGAACTCTAAGCGCACCATCTCTAATAATGATTCTGCCTAAAGTAGCTGTTCCTTTTTGTTCGTCTACAAATGGAGAGCTCTGATTGGTTGCATACCTTAATTCTCTTTGTTCGCCAGTGCTTTGGTCAAACCATAGTAAAGATCTTTTAAGTGAATGCTTTGAAGGTAATGTAAAAACTAATGGTTTTTTGTTACCTTTTAATGTATATAATCTATCTTTTATTTCCCAGCCTTTTTCTACAGCTGGAACTTCTTTTGTTTTTCCCATGATATAATATAATAAAAATGTTAAAAATAAGGGACTGGGCGTCTTTTTGAGCTTTGCTTTTTGACGCCCGCCTCCTTATATAAATATTAAGCTTGTGTCTTTTTCAATAACACGAAGTTGTTTGCAGCTTGTACACAAAGTGCTCTTTCAGATAAGAAATGAACATTCATTTCATCCGCGTCACTTGTAAAGTTACCACCAACAGATCCAGTAACCCAGTTCTTCATCTTTCTGTCATCAGCTTCAGAAGCTCTGTAGCGTACGTGTAAGAAAGGTCTAGAAATGTTTTTACCTAATTGTTGATCATATACTGTACTTGTACCAGCAGGAACAATAACTCCTTCAATATCAGCAATTAATCCTCTTGTTACAGAGTCATTTAGATATTTCCAGTCAGTTTTATAGAAGTCATAAGAACCTCGTCTGAAACCAGAGAAACCTAAGTTAAGTGCCATATCAGCGTCGTTATCGAATACACCGTAAGATGTACCACCAGCTCCATATGTATTTTGCAATGCAAGCATATTGTCAATAGATAAAGCAGTAGCTCTGTCTAAGAACATCATATTCTCTTCAATTGCTCCTTGCTTATCTAGCTCCTGTAGTATTGTATCGAATTCTGCAATTCCAACACCATTCGCTGCACCGAAGTCAGAGTCATTGTAAACAAGACCTCTAGTTTCTAATGCAGAGAAAAGTCCTTCAGAACCTTCAACATTTCCACTTCCACCAAAACCAGTTTGAACGATTTGTCTTTGAGTGCCGTTTACGTTTAATGCTTTTTCAGCTTCAACCATTGACATCTCTAAGTAATCTTCAAAACGTAGTCTTGACTCGTGCTCAGATTTTAAATACCATAGGTAACCAGACGTACCAGCTTCAGTAGTTACTTCTACCCAACCAATTTGAGCAACATCAGAACCGTTAACATTATATTTATCTCTAATGATTAATGGTTTGTTGTTGAAAGTTGTGAAAGAAGCGTCGATTGAATTACCAGCGTCTTTTGTTCCTTTTCCATATTCAGATCCATATACGAATACTTTTACGTCGCTAGCACTAGGAATAGTACCTGCCAAAGCAGCTAATACACCGTAAGTCTCTACAGTTACGTCGTTTCCGTTTACAGATTTAACATACGCTTTTTGTGTATCATAACCTTGTGAAACAACGATTGTCATTCCTGGGCCAATTAAGTGACCAGCAGGGAACGTTAATACTGTTCCAGCAGCGTTACATGCTACATCATCATAAGCGATATGTAGTCTTCCTTGCTCAGACCAAACTACTACATCTGATGCCATTGGCATCTCAGCTCCTACCATTCTTAAGAAACCGCTAATTGTTCTGTTTCCAAAACGCTCAACTTCTTTCTCATAAACTTCAGGTAAAAACTGTTGTGTAAAGTCTAGCTCAGCAACAGACAGATAATTGTCTCCAAATAAACCTTTGATAGGTCTTGGAGTTAAGTGTGCCAGATTAGCTAATGTATCTGGACTAGTTGCAAATGCCATAATTTTTAATTTTTAAAAGTTATTTACGAATTTTAATTTTAAGTTTTGACATGCTATCTGCGTCGCTTGGCACTGCTCTAACGGACCAGCCATTTGAAATATTAACTTTTTCGTGGGTCCCTCTCGGATCCATATCAATATTCTTTGCCTTTTCCATACTGTTTCGCATTGCGTCGGCTTTGCCTTGTTCATAAAAATGATTGGCAATTGCATCAGCATTCATAGCTGTAAATAGAGATTTGTGATAACCTTTTGCGTTTGACATTTGATTTTTTTCATTTAAGAACTTCTTAACAAAATTGTTAATGTCGCTTTGGTTTTCCTTAACACCAGCCGGATCTTTTACTTTAAACCTATATTTTTTGTCTCCTACATTGTATTCAAAACCTTTGAAATCTTTGTTGAAAACATTTTCAGTTTGCTGTTTAAAATGCGACTGACTATCATCAGCTTGTTGTTGTTCTTTTTTGTAACGGTTAAAGAACTCTACCGCTTTTTGTTGTTCAGGCAACAAGTTTGTTGATGCCTTAATATCATTATAATATTGAGATTTTAATCCCTCTAAATGTTTTTTAGCTTTAGCCGCTTCTTCTTTAAAAGCAATTTTTGCTTTTCTAACTTGCTTAGGCTCATCTAGCTCTTCATCATAGTTGAAATCTTCCATTAGAAGAGATATATCCTCTTGGTCTAAATGTGGTTTAGTTGTTTCGTAATATTCACGAATTAACTGTGCTTCATTTAGTTTAGAGTAATCGGTGTTTAGTTTAACATAATCACTTAAACTACCACCAGTTTCTTTTATAAATTCAATTACCTTATCTAATCCTTCTGGTAATTCAACTTGTGTTTTGTTTTCCGGTAATACTTCTTTTTGTTCCGGTGTGGGCTCGGTATCTTCATCGCTTCCCACCACTCCTGTTGGCTGAGCGTCGTTTTCTGCAGGGGTTTCATCGGTTATTTCTTCTAAGATTATTTCTTTTTCTTCGGTGTCCCGTACTTCTTCAACCACTTCTTGGCTGTCGCCCTCGTCTTCGGGTTCTCCGACAACAGCATCGCTGTCATCTGTGCTTTGCTCTTGAACGGCATTTTCTTCTGGTTTATTAAGTTTACCTAAATCTAATTTAATAGTGCCATCATCAGTGACTGATGCCCCTGTGTCTGGCTTTACTTCTTCCGCTGGTTTTTCAGCGGTTGGCCGTGTCTCCTCTACTGGAGTTTCTACAACCTCTTCTTGTTTTTCTGACATGATAAAATATTATATAATTATACATTACTATTATTACTTAGGGTCAAAGGAACCTAAGCCAATTCCGCCACCCACAATATCATTCCCGGAGGATTCAAAATTGTTTGGGCCATTGTTTTGTCTTTGATTAACAAGGTCGCTTTGTATTTGACCTTGCCTTTCTTGTCTTGCGTCTCGCGCAAGTTCTTTTCGGGACTCCATTTGTTGACGCTGTTGAGCATCAATTCCTTTGAGTTGCATATTGTATTCAAACTCTAATCCCATTAATTCTCTTTTAGCTAATACCTCTTCTTGAAGTTTCTTTATTTCTAAATCATTTTTAATTTTTTCTAATTGGGCGTCAGCTTGCAAAAGAGCTTGTTTTTTCTGGACCTCAGCTTGAGCGGCAACTTGTTGAGCTTGCGCGTTAGCTTGTGCTTGCGCTTGTATATTTTGTTGCTGCATTTGCTGGTCTCTTTCTTGCTTCTTTTTTCTACGCAGTTTTAAAACCTGATTAGCTAGCTTTAAATTAGGTATTTGTCTAATATCAATTGCATCATCCAAGTCAATTAAACCTGCTGATAACGCTGTTTGAATATTGTTTTCAAGCAATTGCTTTTGTTCTTCATCCGGCTCTAACTCTATATATATACCAAAGTCGCGCATATGCAAGTTACCCATTTCTTCTAAAGTACCAACGTTGTGACCACCTATTTTTTGTATAAAAGCATCCTTTGTAGGTGAATACTCTATAACATCTGAAACTCTTAGTGATAAACATTCTGCTAAATGCGACGTTATATATAAACCACTATCCAAAATATGTCTTGTTGCTGTATTTGAATTAGCCGCTGCTATTTTTTGTATACCTACTAAAGATCTTGAATCAGGTGTACTGCCATCTCTTGCTTCATTTAATCCCGTCACATCTCTTATCATTTGTAAATAATAATTGTAAGTTTGAATTAATGACTGCATTTTTTGACCACCAGAGCCTGATTGTATTTCTTGGATAGGAATTTTACCTGGGTTCATATCCCCATCTTGTGTCATTGATCTACCAATAACGGAACCAGTTTGGAAGAACATGTTTAATGCCTCCTGCGGATTATAATTAGTTCCATTTCCTAAATCAACTTCAGCTAATCCATCAGCGTCTAAATATACCCCGTCTGGAACCAGCCTTGACATTACTTGTTGTAACTTTAAATGCGTTAGCTGTATCATATCTGCAAAACCAGTAATACGACTTACTAAAGATTCTATTTTGCCTTTGTACATACGAGGTGCGCACATACTATAGCTCATTAATACTTTTGTTTCATCGCTTTTAGGGCGCATCATATTCTTAGCTATTTCCCATTTTAGCAAATAATCTGTACCTAATACTAAAACACCTTCGTATAAAACCTCTAAAGATCTAGACATTTTTCCAAATTGTTGTTCAAGCATTTCGACCGGTGGATCAAATTGGTCATCTCTCAATAATATCTTTGAAGCCCCGGTGGACGTTTCTTTAACTTTATACACTTCATTCATGTAGGTTTTATAATTAAAGTATAACACCTGCACCGTATTAGAATCGCTTTCGTTATAGTTTGCTATTGTCCTATCATAAAATTGATTATTTTGATAACCTGTTTTAGCAATACTATTTAAGTCCTCTTCTGTTAAATCTGGAAATTGCTTTTTTAACTCATTTAAATGAACATTTCTAACTTCACCTACATAATAAATATCGTCAAAATAAGGTGAATCTGTATAAGACCAAACTAAATTAGCCGGATCCACGTAATCAATTACTATCCCTTCTGCCTTAGAAAATCTATTTTTAACAGCACCAATACCTATAGTGGTTAAATCATAATAAACTCTTTTTCTAGTTAAGTCATAATTATTGCCCTCTAGTAAAACATTCAGCGCTTGCTCTTCTGCTAATTCTACAGCTTGCTTGTATGAAAGCTGCATGTGTAATTCCAACTCTTCTTTTCCTTCAGGTAAAGTTTCGGGTTGGTTTTCAAATAAATTTATACCGAATTCTGTTTGAACGAACTCGTTTATTTCTTTTGATTGTAAGTCTCTTATTATAGACTCTAAATATTCTGATCTTTTGTATACTCCGTAAGGGTCTTGTGAATAAGCTTTAATATCAAATGATCGGCCTGATATACCATTAACTACTATATCCACAAACTTAGGTATAATAGGCACTGGCTTCCAATCTATATTTAAATATGATAAATCACCATTAATAGATAATTCATCTTTATATTTCTGTATTGATTGTTCGCCTCTGGCATATAGCCTTAATCTATGAAATGTATTTTGATTGCTTTTAAATCTTGACGTGCCCGAATCGGATTTAAACCATTCATCTTGAATAGCTCTACCAACTCTCAATCCATATTCTGGAGAAATTTTCTCAGCGTCGCTTGCAACTTGACTTGGAAAAAAACTGTTTATAACTGACTCAGCCATATGTTTATTTTATTATTTGAGATATTGCACCGCTGTTTTTGTATTTAGCAATATGCAAGTTTAATTTTGGTTTTAATACTTTTGGGTTCGGCGCATATAAGTGTCTATTACAAGCCATTATTGCCAATCCCGAACTAATGGTTGCATCAAATTTTGTTCTTTTAGTTATATCAAACTTAGCCCAATCATTTAAGGTTGCATTAAAATACATACCTCCGTACTCGCCAGAGTCTTTAACTCCAACATGAGATTGTATATAAGTTTCAATAGCTGCCGCGTGAGCCTGCTTTATATCTTCGCTGGAATTAGGTATACCTCCTACTTCTTTTTCTGCAACAGATAACTTATTCCATTTTTTATCAGGTCTATTCATTGAGTAACCTCTATAGCCCCTCCTTTTAAAATAATATAGTAATCTTGGTTTATTATTTTCTGCTAACAACGGCATTCCGTAAAACACGCAAGCCATTAATACATCTTCAAAAAACATTTCTGCAGTTGCTGGTCTTGCAATATATTCTAAAAAAAACTGGTTTGGCGGGTGATCTTCCATACTAAACTTGGTCAACCCGTGTAAAGAACCCTTAGACCCTTTACCGTCTGTTGTGCCTGATATATCATAAGAGTCACAACCAAAAGCACCCATATGCTCATTGCCAGGGTATTTTAAACCGTTTTTTATTACTTGCCTATTTTGTATGTTTGGATTTGGAACCCAAGCAATATTAAAATTACCTTTAGGATTTGGAAGGAATAACACTCTGGAATCTTTAACTCCATATTCCCATTGAAAATTACCTGTAGTTATTACACTGGTGTTTCTCAAATCCTCGTTGTAATCTATTTGTTCGTATATTTTTACTAAATTAAATATACTGTTTTTTGTTTCATCTCGGAACGCATGCTCTTCTGTTCTTGGAAACTGTCTATAATATTCATTTAAAGCGTCTTGATCACTCTTTAAACCCTCAGCTTCATTTTGCCAATGCTCAATAACTCCGACGTCAATGAGTGTTCCGTGGACATCTTCACAATGTTTATGTGGGGTATCGAATACAGGCATTCCATAAGAATCAATGAATCCCTCGTAATTCCATTCCATAGGTATGAACAAAGAATATAGTCCTGACTTAGTCTGTCCATTGCGGTTTCTTTTTGTAACGTCCGAATCATTGTAAAGTTTTTTAAAGTTATCACCTCCTTTGTCTAAAGCATTGCTTGTAGACCCCATCATACACTTGCCAATAACCCGGCTACCTAGTCTTAGCGTGGTTTTCGTAACACGCCAGTTGTTGAGGATGTTGTCCGGCCTTTCCCATTTCCCCGATTCGTCGTGGACAAGTAAGGCGAGTTTCTCACCGTCGTAGGAGTTATCACCCGTGTTCTTCCAGTCGATTGTGGTGTCCAGTCCGGAAAGTTCCTCGGCTTTTTCCTTGGTGAGTATCTTCTTTCTTGTAAATTTACTGGCGGGTACTCTATACGCCAGCTCGGTCTTGGGGCGGTCCATACCGTCCTGTATCGGTTTGAAAAAGAAGGGGTAATTAACCGATATGGGTACCACCTTGTCTGTAAACATCTTCTTGGCATCAGCCCCAGACTTTGATAAAATGCCATATCTGGAGTCAGAAGATATGGTCGCCAAGTTAACCACCTCTCCTGAGGCCATAAATGAAAATCCAGAACGCCTGTTCTTAAGGTAACACATTCCATAGGATCTAGAGTCAGCCTTACAAGCTTCCCAGAAAATAAAGAATAATCTATTTGCTTCTCGAAACTCTGGCTTCCCAACGTCAATTTTACTCCACTGCAGGTACATGTAATGAGTACCAGTAATGTAAGTAGCAACGTCTTTGTTATAAAACCAGTAACCTTCTTCGCGTAATTTAAATTGTTCATCTATATATGGTTCCCATTTTTCTTTGAAATCCTCTGGATATTCCCTCCACTCAAAAGCATTAGCAATTCGCTTTAATTCTTTAGGGTACTCATGAGAAGTCCATTTGTTATCTCCTTTAATTATTTTAGTAGGCTCTTTAGGTAAAGCTATTTTTAAGTTTTGTATTTCATATATTTCACCTATCTGCCCATTTTTGGATATAACAACTACATCATGTTCTTTATTATAACCATATGCCCACTTCTTAGATTTGTTTAATCTAGTAATTGTATTTTTCTTTATAGGTGTTACAACCTTATATAAAGTTTGTTTATACATTACTTTGATCTTTTTTCAGCAAATCCCCCAAAAGCTTCTTTTTTCTTTTCTTCTTTTGGTTTATCAGACAACATATTTTCTTCCGCCTCTATTCTGTTCAATATTTCAAAAGCATCAAAAATAGCTAACTTTTTAGTTGCAGCCGCATTTTTTAATCTATCTGCAGCTAAATCTTCGTCAGACTCAACAATCGCTTCTTTAGCTACTTTAATTAATTCTTCAACCGCTTTGTGCCCAGCTTGGATTATATGCTTTTTCGTTTCCTTTATATTCATATTTAATTGTAATTGCATTGGTTGGAACTCGGTATAATCTATGCCCGTCTATTATAAACTCGTATTCAGAATTAGGTTTAAAACCTACTAAAGAGTTTATGTATATGTTTTCATCCATTAAACTTGGATCTATATACTTTATAATGCCTTTTAAGGGCTCTTCTTTGGCTATAGAAAACTTATCTGTATTTTCTATTGGCTTAACAAAATTAAAGCCATTTAAAGCCTCCCATTCAGATTCTCTTTTATAAGCATATATTTGATCTTCTGCTACAAAATATAAATTGTTTTCATAAAAGCTTCTGCTTTTTTTCTCAACACCTTTTATATCTCTAAATGTTCTAAAAACATTATGATGTACAACAACTTCATCGCCTTTTTTAATACCTGTATTATTTTTTACAGGTGTAGAAACTACAACCCCAATTCTATTAGTAAACAAATGGTTTTGTAATTCTGTATTTAATATAAAGCTTTGAGGTTTTTGTTCTTTAGGCATAACCATAAAGTCAAAAACAGTCTTCATTAATAATCTATATTATATTCAACGGCAACAGCCATGTTTTTATTAAAATCTTTCCAAGGTATAATCTCATCTCCTTTTTTAATATATATAGAAAATTTGTCTTTATCCTCTAGTATACTATCTATAATATGACCACCATACACTTCCTGGTCAACAGAATAGTGCATGGCGTCGTTCTTATAGTCTTTACCTATACTAATCTTTCTTATCAGATTCATTTTTTCTAATTTCACCGGTTTTAATATCTACTGATACATCTCCGTATTCTTTTTGTAAATCTGACTGAAGACCGTCAAGTTTTGTTTTACCATTAGCAATTATATGCAATAGCTCGTGCTTTTGAGCTTCTAAACCACCTATTTGTGATTGTACGTTTTGCAATTGGTTTACCAAACCTTGCAATTCCTCTAATTGCGCTTTTTTAATTTTCTTTGCCATTTAATTTAATTTTATTTATTTTTAATTGTTTGAAATTTTTCCGCACCTCGTGATCCGAAATAAGCTACATAAACTGTAACTAAAAGTGTTTGAAGCAAATCCACCCATCCGGCAGATACGCTAAAGCTCCACTCAAAGCTATCTAATAGTATTAAAAACACCATTGATATTGTTAAAAAGATTAAGCTCATTGGCCTTGTATTTTTACTAAGCCATGAATCAGATTTCATATCTGAGTCCCACCTTTTTGATACTTCTTGCATTTCCACCATATCCATTTCTAAAAGCTTCATAGCTTTTTCTTTATCTTCTGGCGGTAATGTATCGTCTTTTGATATTATATTTTTTACAATACCAAATACTCCACTATCGGGAAGAACATCCCCAACTGTTCCTAATATTCCAGGAGCAGCTTTACTTAAAAATTTACCGACTTTTGTGTCTTTAAATTTCTTTTTATTATTTGTTGCCATAAGGAAACATTTTATTTAATTTATTTTTTCTTTCGTTACAACCACAACCACCAGGAATTTTATCCGCAAGCTTTTTTATGCCTGTAGCTTTAGTAAACTTTTCTATAGTGTCTCCTAATCCTTTTGATTCCATAACTTAAAATTATTAAACTGATTATAACGTGATTCAGGTTTATGTGTAATTCGCCACACGCCCCTGTTAAGTGTTCTAACATTTCCATCTTCTCCTTGCTGCGCAAATTCTTTTCTTTGGTGTTTTACTGCAATTAATTCCGTGCATCTTCATTTGCCCTTTTGATCGAGCACAATACGAAGTACGTCTTTTGCCGCCTCCGGGTTGAGGCGCTTTAAGTTTACCACCAGTTTCTTTATTATATGCTTTTCTACCCGCTGCCGTCATTCCTGCTCCCTCTTTCGCGGTTAAAAAATGCCTGCCTTTTCCTTTCGTAGTTTTACGAAGTTTAGCGGCTACTGTGTTTGTGTATGGTTGCGAGTACATAATTATTTGTTAAAGTAGTTTTTCTTTAATCCTCTCTTTTTAAATGTCGCAGTTCCTAAACCTGGTCCCATATCGGGTACTTGCAATACTTCTGTAGTAGATGGCTTTGGGCCTTTCTTTTTAAATGGATTAATACCTCTTAAAGCGTTCCCAACATCCGTACCGCCGTCTTTTTTAGCAAATAAAGATTTATCACCAACTAAATTATCACCTATTCCAGCAACCACGTCTTTAAATGTAGGCTTGTCAGAACCTGCACCGAAAAAAGTACTAGCTTTTGGTTTTTCTGAACTAATGCCAAAATCTGTATTGTTAATTCTTTCCCCCATTTCTTGGAACACTTTTCTGTAATCTTTTTTATTAGCGTTTGCTGGATCACCCTGAACTCTCTTGATAATCTGTGATGTGTCTTCTATTTTTGGTTTTCCATCAGGGCCTAATTTTATTTGAGCAGTGTATAATTTCTCGTTATCCGTTAGATATTTATCATCTGTGTACTGGTTTCTACCAAAGCCACCCTGATCAGTTTGGGTGTTAATGCTGTCACGCATTGCTAAAAAGTTTTGACGATTAGATTGAAACTGTCGTAATTTACGCATATCTTTTTGAGACAGATTATCGTTTGCTTTAAAGTTACCGTCTTTGTCAAAGGTGCCATACTTACCCATTTTGCGCTCAAACTTATTTAGCTTCCTAGCATTTTGTATACTTTTTCTGCCTTGCTGTCTAGCCTGAAAATTACTCATACCTTTATTTGTTTGAGTTTCAGGTGTTATGTCAACAATTTCTTCAGACTTTGTTATACAGTTACCATCAGCATCAGGAGCAGAACCATCGGAACAGGTTTTTTTCTCTTCGCTCTTTCTAGCACAACAAGTATCTCTGTCGCCTGCCGTTGCGCCAGCTGGGTTAAGCACAGTGCCTTCTTTACATTTTAGTGTACCAGCTTTGTATTGGTAACAAGGATCTGTTTTTTCTTTTTCTTTGTGACGTTCGTATGCGTCTTTCTCTTTTTGAGTTTTAGGTCCATCACCAGAGTAATCTCTTTTTACTTTTACATTTTCAAGATTACCACCAGAGACCTTAGCCGCTTCTGTCTTAATTTTTTCTTCTATTGTAGCTGTTCCGCCTTTCCCTGATAGGTTTACGTCTTGTTGAACTTGTTTAGCTACAGTCCCTACGTTTAGTAGAGGCTCTCTAACCTTCATGCCTTTGCTTGAAGACTTTAGGACTCTTGATGTGATTGGTATATTTCCCATGTTGTTGTGTTTAATTTGTTACTCTGTTGGCCCTTCTCCTGGATCAGTGCCCCCATTTTCCTCAGTGGTATCAGGCGCGTCTTCAATTTTTTGAGTTTTTACTTCACCCATACTATCTTCTACTGTTTGCTTAACGTCAATAAACTTAGGCGCCGTATTGGCTGCCCCAGCAATTAACGCTTCATTTACATTTGCCATAGAGCCTAGCTCCATATTTTTCATGCATGAAGATGATGCTTTTTTTGTAATTGGTATTGCCATAATTTATGATTTTGCTTGTGTTTCCCATTCCCAGCCGTGCGCTCCCTCTGGTGCTTTTTGGCCGGTTTTCTTGTCAACTATCATAGAGCCTATTCTTTCGTATACTCTTGAAGGTGACTTTGTATCTTTTTTCCAGGTTACACTATTATTATCATAATGCAACTCATTTCTTTTAAATTGATTTAAATGTTTATGCTCTTCCGCTATAGATCCTTTCTGCTCTTTTCTTGTAGCGTCTTTACTAACAAATATAGTTCCATCTATATTAGCTTCTGCTATTACACCTGGATCTAATTTTTTCTCAAAAACGGGTTTACCGAATTCTGACAATTCTTCGTCGTAGCCTAACAGCTCACCTTGCGCTTTGAGTTTAAAAGCCATTATTTTTCTTTCTTAATATCTTCAGCTGCTTTTTTGCCTGCCTCAGTTGGGTTCATTCCCTTTTCTATATTAGCACCTATCATAGCCCCGTACTTACTTGCCTTACTCATACTTTCAGCGCCCATACCCATTTTCTTAGACATTGAGCCATAGCCTTTGTTTTGGTTTTTAGCCATAGTTGACCCGTAACCTTTGTTTTGGTTTTTAGCCATACTTTTTGGTGCACCTAAATTATTTGGTCCGATTCCTTTTCTCATGATTACCTTGTTTTGTCGTTGATCATATCATCAATAGCTTTATTATAAACTTTATCTGTATATGATTTGTTGTTATAAAATTTACTCCTTTGTGATGTAGGCAAATCTTCCTCTGCCAACATTATTCTATATATTCGTTTAATTAAATTTTTACACTTAAATGAGGTTTTATATATAGAGTACTTCATAGTAGTTCGGTTTCTTTGTCTCCACACATCAATCCAACCTTCTTTTCTAAGACGTTCCCATCTATTTTTGTCCCAGCTATATGTGTATACGCCCTCTATAAAATCATTACGTGTAAAGTGAATTTTGCAATCCAAGTATATAAGTAACTCTAAATCTGCATCTTTCAAATTATAAGTTTTACAAGCCCATTTGCGAATGAGCCTGTAATACTTAAGTAGATTCATATCTTGTAGGTCACCTGGAGTTAATTTCATTCTACAACTACAACGTCTGTAAATTTTATAACATAATACAATTTGCTATCGTATTCTATTCCGTGACCGGCATGCTTATCGTATCTTACAATTTGATCAGGCATTATACCTTCAACAAGATTTCCCACGCTTATAACACGCCCTTTAATGTATCTTTCGTCTTTATTCTGCTTTTCCGTTAATTCAAGACCACCTACTTTCTTCGGAGCTTGTTTAACTTTGTCTATAATTATATAATAGTTAATAGCTTTCATTATGCCATTCTTTTATTACTTATTATACAATCAGCAGATAAAATTGTTTTAGCAACAGACAAAGCATTTCTTAAAGCTGCTTTTGTTACTAAAACAGGATCTATAATCCCAGCTTCTATCATATTCTTTTTGCAACCACAAGTTACATCAATCCCAACGCCTTCGTCTACGTCTTCTGTATATTCATATCCAGCGTTTTCTAATATAGTTCCATAAGGCCAAGTTATAGCTGAAAGCAGAGCAGCTTCGCCTATGTTTTCCGGTTCAATAGTTTTGAAAGCGCCTAATAGTGCTGCGCCTCCACCCGGTATAATTCCTTCTTTGTACGCTGCTTTAGTTGCATATATTGCATCTTCAACTCTGTCCTTCTTTTCTTTTAACTCGACTTTGCTATCAGCACCAACATATACAATACCAACTTTTCCTGTTAACATAGACATACGTTGCTCTAACTTCTTTTTAAAGAATGGATTCTTTTCTTCTTTAATTTTTGCAGTTACATCATTTATTCTATCTAGCAAATCATCAGTTACACTATTTATTTGCAATACAGTATTTTTTTCATCAGTAACAGACTTTTCAACCTCGCCTAAAACATCAGGTGATATTAAGTCTAAATCATCGCCAAGCTCTTCATTTATTATTTTAGCGCCTGTAAGTATTGCTAAGTCTTCTAATGTATCTTGTTTAGTTGGACCAAAGCCAGGTAAGTCAACTATATTGATTTTTATATTACCTTTTACTTTGTTAGCAAGCAATGTTTGATAAGGTTGCGATTCAACTGTTGATACTATTAATAAAGATCGTTTTGATTTTATTACATGCTCTAATATATTTTGTATTCTTCTTATATTAGGTATAGGAGAAGATACAATCAGCACGTAAGGGTTGTCTAAAACAGCAATACCTTTATCTTTATCAGTAACTAAATGAGGTGATTTTAAACCACTATCAAATTGTACTCCTTCAACAAAGTCAATATAGGTTTCATTAGTATCTGACTCTTCCATTAGAACAATACCGTTTTTGCCCACTTTTTTAAATGCTGCCCCTATCTGCTTACCTAGAGCATAATCATTATTACAACTAATAGTAGCAACTTGCTCTAGCATCGATTTCTTTATAGGTGTTTTTATCTTATCTAAATAATTAAGTACCTTTTCTGCACCGCTATCTAAGCCAGCTTTTATATCCCTTAAATCTTCGTTTTCAAGCGAATCAATCGAATTTTGTAAAATACCGTGAGCTAGGACGGTAGCCGTAGTGGTACCATCGCCAGCTTCTTTAACAGTATTACTAGCTGCTTCTTTTATTAAAGTAGCACCTATGTTTTCAACCGGATGTAATAAGACTACGCTTTCCGCAACGGTTACACCATCTTTTGTTATCACCGGTTTTCCAAGAGCATCTTCGTATATTACGCACTTACCGCCAGCCCCCAATGTGGACTTTACAGCGTTTGAAAGTTTCTCGACGCCTTGCATAATTTGTTTTTTGGCTTCATTGCCAAATGTGAGTGTTTTAACTATCTCACTTGGGTTATTAAATTCCATTAAATTAAATTTTATATTTTATTATTCAAATGTTTTTACTACTTTTGGTCCTTTTAAAAACTCTAGCTTTTTATTATAATGCTCTATAGTTTTGTCTATTGATGTTTCGGCTGCCTCCATTGTCTCTCGCCTTGTAACATCTTTCCAAGTTTCTTCTTCGCGAAGATCTTTATACTCTGTTTGGTAATATCCATTTGGTAATTGAACAATTCGCCAATTAGCTTTTTCAGCAATATGGTTCCATAGTTTAATTTGGTTATCATCTGGTTGTGGTTGACTACTCCACGAATTAGTCGAATAAAAATACGTCATTTTTTTTGGTTTTAAGGTTAAACGTAAGGTTGCTCTTCAATGAGCAGGTATATTGTTATTATTACTTGGTTTTAGTAATTTTTACTTAATCTTCTATTGTCACAGTGTATGTTGATGGCACCATCTGTTCATTTATGTCATTTTGAATTCTTTGTTCTATTTTAAGAACCTCATCATCGCCCAAAGCACTCTTAACCCATTCTGTTAATGTTGCATTCGTTAGGTCATTGAAAGAAATAAAACTCTCGTTAGGGTCTATGCCTACCGCCTGCTCTCCCATAATTCTACCTGACACAACTTCCGGCCCGCCTTCAGGGGTTAAGCTGCCTGTTACTTTCCAGTGAACGTTAAACACTACATCTGCGTAGTCGCCTACAGTGGGATTGACATCTACTGTTTTACAATCCCAATTATATATTACCATATCTTTTAATTTTTATTATATTCAAAAACTACTGTATATGCAAAACCATATAAGCGTCTTGTGCCTCCATTAGTAGTAAATCCCAACATTATTCTATCTCCTTCACTAAACGTGATATTAGTGTCGCTAAAAGTATACACTGCCCTCATGCTAGTTGATGCACCGCTGGTAACCGTAGCACTATAAGAGCTAAGCTGGGTACTCCCATTTTTAGCCCACCTAAACGCAACAGAGGTTGCTGTCGGTGTTGTTCCACTTGCATATCTCATTATTATTTTTCTAACTCTACCAGCGTATGGTGCAACCCAGTTGTTATAGTATTGGCTACTTGTTACTTCACTAATGTAATTAGTAGGAAGCCAATAAATTGTTGATGAGCTGGAAGATGAGCTATGATAAAAACCCCCAGATTGGTAATGGGGGACATAACCTTTATAATTGGTAGCTTTTACAGTACCATTAACATCTAACTTTTCTGACGGGGAGGAAGTGTTTATACCACAGTCCGCGTCTAAAATTAATATATCTGAATAAGTGCCTTTTATTTTAGCTCCATCTTGAGTTTGCTCTATGTCTCCAAGCTCAAAAACAGTGTTACTATTTGGCGTTATTTCAAACCAGTTATCACCGTCATACCCAACTTTAAATGCAGCGGTGCTATCCGAGTCGTGATCAACATGGAGTAATGCTGATGGAGATGTAGTTCCTATACCCACCTTACCTCCAGTAAATACTGCACAGGTGCTTAAATGATTTCCAGTAAAATCAGCTCGCACAGGAAAAATAGCCTTCGATACTGTTGTAACGAATGAGTCAAACACTTCAGTTTGAGCTTTCATAATATCAAAACCTCCAGCCTCAAGAGTTATTCTACCTCTTTTATTAGTTTTTTGATTGGTACCCGTAACTTCATCGATTCTTATAGCGCATTCGTTGTATTGCCCAAGCTGTGCATCTTGATCAGCTTCAAACTTCATTTTAATAGCGCCAGTTGAAGGGCCAAAGCCGCTGTCTGATTTAATAAGTATTTGATTTCCCGAGCTTGAATTAGCAAGGCTATTGAAACTACCAAATTCAACATCAGCATGATTAGAAGAAGTTGAAGCACCAACAGCAAAAGAAAATTTACCATTAGCGTCAACCCTCAAGTACCTAGGGAAAGTGCTCATCATACCTCTCCCCGTCATTGCCAATATGGCATATGAAGAGGAGGATGTATTTGTGTCTG